ACAAAACCTTGACCAAATTCGTTTCATGCTGGAGATTGCCAGCGCCATGTTGACTAAAAGGGGTAATTGATGCTTTCATTATTCTCAACACTTGGGGGTCTGTTGATCTCCGGCCTTCCTAAACTGCTGGAGTACTTTCAAAACAAGGCTGACCAAAAGCACGAACTGGCATTAGCGCAGATGCAGACCGAACGTGAGTTGCAAATGGCTGCTGCTGGTTTTGCTGCTCAATTGAAGATTGAAGAGGTCCGAACCGATCAGATCCAGATGCAGACTGATGCCCAGATGACTGAGGCGGCTCTTGCCCATGATGAAAAGGTGCTTGAAAAGGCCAGTAAATGGGTTGCCAACTATGTCGGTACTGTTCGCCCTACTGTCACCTACATCTTTGTTCTTGAGTTGGTTTTAATCAATGCCTTTATGGCTTGGTACTTGTGGACTCATCCCGGTCTGATTACCAGTATTGATGATGTTATTAAGTACTCCGATATTATTTTTAGTTCTGACGAAATGGCAATGTTGGGGGGAATTATTGGGTTTTGGTTTGGCTCTCGTGGCTGGAGCAAGAAGTGAAGTTAAGCAAAGCTGGCCTAGACCTCATGCATCGGTATGAGGGTTTTCGCAATAAACCTTACCTTTGCCCAGCAGACATCTGGACCATTGGTTACGGCCATGTCTTGTACCAGGATCAAATCCGTTTGCCTGTTGTTACTGACAAACCAAACATTGTTATTCGCAAGAAGTATTCACTGAGACAAGGGGACAACCGTGTTTGGTCAAAACAAGAAATTGATGATCTCTTCAGCAAGGATGTCGCTTCTTTTGAACGTGGTGTTTTACGACTTGTTCCCAGCGTGGTTGGCCGTCAAGGCAGCTTTGACGCTTTGGTCAGCTTTGCCTTCAATGCTGGATTAGGCAACCTCCAACGCTCCACTATCCGCATAAAGGCTAATAGAGGCGATTGGGAGGGTGCTGCTGAGGCTTTTATGTCTTGGACCAAGGGTGGTGGCAGAGTACTGCCAGGACTCGTTAAACGCCGTGTTTCTGAGAAGGCTTTGTTTCTAACTGAATAAGCAACTCAAGGTAGTGGATGGCTTTTCGCAGATCAGCCTCTCCACCCTTGTCTCGCCATCTGGTCACGTACTTGACTACGTTGCCCTCACAAAAACCTAAATCATTTGCATGGATATAGACAATTGGCTGGATGCCTTTGTCTTTGTAGTGATTGCCTGAGACTTGTTTATCAAGGGCAGATGCCTTTAAACTGCAATGCCCAAGGTTCACGCAATGAATTGAATTTACACAGGTATCGCAAAGCATCACGACTCCTTAACAAAAACGCCAGCCTTATTCATGTAGCCTTTGCGTGGCTCTATGACCTTGTAAGCGTTATAAAAGCATTGACGCAAGTCTAGGTCACACAACACACCTACGTTGACCAGGGTGACCATCACATCACCAATAGCATCAGCAATCTCTTCTTTGTCATTGTTGGCAATAGCAACCAGTAGCTCACAAGCTTCTTCAACTGTTTTGCTGGCTTGGCCTAGTGCTGTACCGTTCTCGTAGATTCCACGATCTTGTGCCCACTGCATGACCAAGAACTCGGTCATTTGAAAAGATTGGGTTTCTTTCATTTTGAATCCTTCATCAAACACCATACTCTCACGCCTGTTTCAGTTCTGCGTGTTTTGTAGATGTATTTCATATTTGTTGTCTTTTTGAAAAAATGCAAACTCATTCTCAATGATTGAATTTTCTTTGCATCACCTTTTACAAAAAATGAATCGCCACTCATCATCTTTTGGAATGGGTATTTACTTACAGATTGTTTTTTTTTCTTTGGTTTATTAAAAGGTATTTTCTTTTCAATCTTGTACATTTCATTTTCTTGCATTGCATTATCCTTTTTCAGATATTAAAAGATATTTAAAAAGTTAGTGAGTTGCGATAACTTCACTAACTTACTTATAAGTTGGCCTACTCGCTGCGTCTGACTTTCCAGAGATCATCCTGCACTGCCTAGAACAATGACTCGTCAGCATCCGCTTTCGGCCAAAAATCAGAAGCAGTTTGTCGTGCAGTTGCTCCCATAACAGCAAGTTGTGCAAGTGACAAACCGACCGTTCATGGTGTAACTGTGAGTGGTGCATGTTGCCCACACTGCTGTTGCTGCTGTTGCTAGGGCAATCGCTGCTAATACTTTTTTCATGGTTGCTCCTTAAAAATCAAGATCGTCAAAGTCTTGAGCTTTGGCTTTTGGGGTTGGTTGGCTGGATTGGCGTGTTTGCTCTTTAGGACGCACTGACAGACTGATAAAGCCTGTTCCTGCTTTGCTTTGCTTTTTCCAGCCAGAGATCCAGTATTCAGTCCCATCAATGTTAATGGAACCGCTCATGTCGGGGTGCTTTTCTTCTGTTTTCTTGTCGTTTTTGAACAAGGAACCACGATTAGTATTATCAAATTCAGCCATTATTTATCCTTTTGCATTTTTTAGTGCAGAACGCACGGTGGAAGACATTTGGTTTGCCAGCCAAACACGTTGATCTGGCTCCAATGCCTGTTCGTCAATCATGGCAAGAGCTTCTTTAGCTTTACCCTGGTCAACCAACTCTGTTGTTCCTGCTGCCAAGTCAGTCAGGAAGTCTTTTATTTCTTGAGAAAGGTCGTCACCAATTCCACCACGGGGTGTGACTACCGGAGCATTGCCTTTCTTTTTGACCCCCTCCTCAGTTAATTTTGGAGAAGAGTCCAAGGCATCGTGTTCAACGATTTCAAGCGCTGCAACCCACAAATAGCGTCTAAGGTAGGTCTGTACTGCCCCAAGGTTTTGGACCTCGTGACAGCCCTTTAAAGCCGCTGTAGACATGGGTGAAGAGATGGTAATCACCTCTTCTGGCTTTTCCACATTGATGATTCGCATATCAGCATATTCTTTGCTAAAGCTGATGATGCTTGTCAAGCCAACTTCATCAAAGATATTTAAAGCAGGAATAATGAAATCACCAAGCTCAAAATACTTGTAGTTGGCAAATTTGTTGTGGCCTGATTTTTTCAGTTCAACGCTGTGAAACTTATGCCGAGCATCATTTAATTTTTGGTAGATGTTCATTAGTTGCTTCCGTAAATTAGGTCGTATTCTTCTTGCACAATTTTTGTTTGTGTTGCGTCATCAAAATCTTGGAACTCCAAGAAGTGGGCTTCTTTACAGCACGACAGCTTGTGACCCTTAGGCTCCATGCAGTATGGGCAATAAAAAACACCGATGAGGTTTTCTTTAGCTTCTTCCAAAAATGTCTTCATATATTCCTCTTGCATTTGCACTGTTTGGTAAAACTGTTCTTGGCTCATGATTTACGATTCACTGGTTTGGCAAGAAGCCATTTGTCACCTAAGTAACGGATTGATTTAATCCATTCCCGGCAGTTGTGTCGTTGTGTGTGTGTTGGCACACCGTTAACACAATACATTTGTCGAACCTTGATAAGAGCTTGCGTGTTCATTGAGTTCCTTTCGTTAAGCAAGAACAATGACTGTACATGCCTTTTTTAGACAAAAACATAGGTGTTTACCCCTATTGCACCGTCTTAGTTTTTTGTTAGGCTCACTCTATGAGCCACCTAGACAACATTGAAGAAACCCTGGCATACGACATGATCGTACTTGCCACCGATAGACTGTCCCAGTACCTTGATGAGGACGATTGGGACGCAGCCATCATTGGTGCTTTAATTAGGGCAACAGAAATTGCAAGCAAAAGAAAGGTGAAATCAATACATGAAATCTACGAAACCAAGCCCCTTTGATTGGGCAACAAACAAGGCAACTTTGTTTACCAAGACTGAAAAGTCAAGCATGAACAACCTTGCTGTTGTCAAAACACTGGAACGCAAAACCCTCAACTTTTACTCAAAGGCAAAACTAAATGCGAAATGACTTCCAATACGATGCACCCCGTGCTGGTCTGATGCCAGAGCCTGATGGCTCTTATAAGATTGACCAACAAAAAGCAGCCTTGCTTGAT